GTCTCTTACGAGTTAATAATGCAACTTCGCAAGAGGTTGCCCCTAAGTCCCGCGGGGTTAGCGCCGGGGTAGTGATAGTTTCATTAGACGACTGTAGTTCAGTGTTAGAACGAGAACTTGGTTGGTTAGAAATAGAAGAACAGTTAGATTTAGAGAGAATAGATAGAGATAATGGTGAAGAACCATGTCTACCCGTAGATTACTTGTTAGAAATCAAAGGACAGATTGTCGAATCCACACAAATGTGGTGTCCTTTGTCCAAGAATTATGTTACAGTATTCTTGTTGATGAATTTCATTGGAAATGTATCCAGCACTCCTACGATTGCTGTAGATGCCAACCTTCAATGGTGGCGTTTCTTCTTTGAAATTCTTACTTACATTATCGGAGGATGTGTAAATGGTATCATAAATATTTTATGGTATGGAATTCTTCTTTACTTTATTTTTAGTTTGTCAAAATTAATTTTAAAAGCTTTTAAAAGAGTGGGTAAAGACTATGATGAAGGAATAACCTTTGTGAAAGCTGAATATAAAGCTGGAAGGAAGTACTTCAAGGATAAAGGTGAAAAGTACATTGATGAAGTTCGATGGTATTCAAAAATTTCACTTGGAATTCAGGGATTTAGTGCACTAGCTGCCATGGGGTCTCTTTTTCGACGACAAACTTCATTTGCTGACCTAATACCGCAAGGTGCTAGGCAAACAGCGAATAAGTTTGGTATGTTTATTACAGGCATACTATCTCTATGTTTATTTTTACTTGCTCCAATTATGGGAAGTAGAAAGATTGTAGAACTAATCAAACCAGTTCTAGACATATTGAGACAATTACCATATGCTTCATGGATTATGGATTATTTGTATAAGGTTTGGCAAGGAGAGGCATCTTTTGATGATCTCCCTGAAGATCATGGAGAATTTGTCGCTAATCAACGTGATGCTACTGAGGTTTCAACTCAAGAAGAATTACGAAGAATGGCTGAACGTTTTAAAGATGCCACTGCAAAAGGTGATACAACTGTTAAATCAGAAAATCTTAAACGTCGAGCCAGTAGCCCAGATATTAGAACAAATAAAGATATATTAGAAACAATTGAACGACAAATGTGTGTAATTAAAGTAGATTGGATCATGGAAGATGATAAACCAATTGAATATGCTAGTCTTATTTGTTTCCATAATGGAAGATTTTTGACAAAAACAAAAGTTCATGAAGATGATCTTCTTGTTATACTCAGCCATATGTGGCGTGAAGATGAAGGTTACTTAATGCATGAAAATGTTGTTTTTAAAACCCTCAAGGAATTTAAAATGTTCTGGAATGAGGAAGAAGATCTTGATGGTGTTATAGAATCTGAAGAAGAGTCAGAAATTGAGAATCTTTATAAACCAACTTCTTCAAGTAGTCGAATGAGAGCTTTTGAAGTACAAGATGGTATTCTTGACAATTTAACAGTTCCTGAAGAGGTGGCTTGTGATGAGACTTCAAAACAGGAAGTTAAAGAAAAATTTAATCCTGAACTTGAAGCACAAGGACTCACTGATCAACAAAAAGCAGATCTTAAAGAGTATAGAATAGCTCTTGCCCATTTGACAAAGAAGTATCTAGTTAAAAATCCTAGATCACCAATTGATGAACGAACTGATGAAAGTAAATGGGAAAAAGATTTCTTTAATCATGTTCTTAATGAAGAACGGAAAAATCCTCATGGTTATGGTTTTAACTTTTCTGCGGATCAGAAAAGTACACCACAAACACCAGATACACAAGGTTTTGATAAATTAGGTGTTCCAGAGTATGTTGAATCTACTGCTGAACGCGACGAAGAAACCGGTACAACATGGGATCGAGTTGGAGCATGGTTAACTTGTGAACCAGCATTCAATTATGCACGAGACAAAGTTAATGATTTCAACCACTGGTTAGAAACTCCGGAAAATTATGAAAAATTTAAACTTGGAATGATTTTCATCACAACTTTTACTGCCTCTTATTTATATAACAGAAAAACTCATGTTGATGATAATGATGAATATTATGAAGCTGAAAGCCAAGGAGTTAATCGTGGCAAAAAGCGAGGGGGTGCACATAAACGTGTTAGAAGAAACCACCAGTCATCGGGAGGACAAGAGTATGAAGCAGTTGGAGTTGATGGAGTTCTTGAAACTCCAATGACTAAAGCAGAAAAAGCTTATCAGCGCAATAGAGACAATTATGATCCGGATTTTAATTCAGATGCTCATGATCTCTTTAAGTACTCAGATAAAAATAGTACTGATGAATATGTTTTTAGTCATAAAATGCGTGATCGACGCGAATTGGATCAACAAGGTGTTGAAATCCCCTCTATGACGGATGATACTGAAATCCGGAGGAAAATATATCGATCCAAACACCGTGTGGTTCGTGCGAATGCAAAAGATGTGTTATCTTTTGTGGCGCAAGCACGGAATAAGTTTGAAAAAGCTCTTATTGGTTGTAAGAAGCAAAGCTGGAATGCAAATCTCGCAGCTGCTAGTGTTTTTAAAATTTTTAATGATGAAGGTCGTTATTTATGCACTGGTACTTTGGTAGGAAACAAAATGTTTGTTGTTATGCATGTTTTGTCAGAAGATACCACAAAGAGATATACAGCTAGAAACCATGTCCATTCACTTGAACTTAGAGCAGATAAAATGCAAGTTATGAATGATGAAATCGTGGCTTTTGATGTCAATGGTGTTAAATCACACTTTAGTTTTAAAAACTTAAAAGTGCTTGAAGAAGCTGACATTGTCACTGTTTTTGGTTTCGGATCAGGAGGAAGTACCATGCCTGATTCAATTGTTGGTTTTGCGAGTCCCTTAGGTTGGTGTAATGCCCAGACTCGTTGTGGAGATTGTACTTCACCCGTCTTAAATAAAGATGGTAATATTGTTGGTTTTTGGACTAATGGCAATGGAGTTGATTTTGGAAGATTTGAAAGAGTCACACCTGAATTCATTGAATTAGCGAAGAAGAATTTGGGACCTGTACATATAGGTCTGGATTTTCTATCTTCCCCCCGCTTCCTATAAACATTATTGAGCGGCCGTTCTATGAACGGTATCCTTCTCGATATTTGCAGAAGGATGGGGGACCAGTGTTTTCTGAGGATATGTATCTTCCGGAATTACACGAGCAATATTTGAAAGAAGAATATTTTCCACTGGTTATGTCAGTTAGACGTAACCCAAGATACAAAAACAAGCGGTCTATTGATCCTCAAATGAAATGTTTTCTCGACGAAAACGGCATTGAAGAATCACCTGATTGGGGCTTACCAGTTCCAAATCCGGCTGCTGCTTATAAATCACTGTCAAAGTATGAAAAAGACTTGCTTTACATGTCTCCCGAAATGGTTGAGAAAATGAATAAAGCTTGGAACTGGACAGAAAGACATTTTGGTCCTTACATGTGCGATAGTCGCGTAAGGAGTGCCGAAGAAGTGATTGTAAATCTTGATAAAACCACTAGTACAGGTGTACCATTTAATCAAGAGTTTCAGACTAAAAATGAATTACTCGAAAATGATGAATTGTTTGTTGAATGGATAAACAATGATTGGGAACTACTAGCTACAGATCCAGAATGGACTAGTCCTAGTACGAGTTCTTTGAAAGAAGAAATTCGACCTACCGCCAAAATAAAAGATAATAAAATCAGAACTTTTATGGCGATGGCTACAGATATTACGATACACGGAAATCGTTTATTTGCAGATATGAATGAGAAGATGAATGCAAGTTATTTGTGTTCCGCCTCCGCAGTTGGAATGAGTCCCTTCGAAGGTAACTGGAATAGGTTATATCATAAATTAAACACCTTTTCAAAAGGGTATGCCCTTGATGAATCAGAATATGATTCTTCATTGCGAGCGTACATGATGTGGGGTTGTGCTCAGTTTCGATGGAAAATGTTGAGATCTGAAGATCAAACTCCCGAAAACCTCGCTAGATTGAAAACAATCTACCGAAATTTAGTGAACACACTAATTGTCACAGCTGATGGCGTGATGGTTTTCAAATTGGCTGGAAATCCATCTGGCTCAATGAATACCATTAATGATAATACTTTGATATTATATACTTTAATGGCTTTTGCTTGGATTGTAAATTGTCCAAATGCCGAAACTTCTTATACGGAGTTCGAAGATAATACTGCCAAAGCGCTTGTTGGAGACGACAACACTTGGACCGTGTCAGATTATGCTCATGACTTTTTTAATGGTTCTACTGTTATAGCAACATGGAAAAGTATTGGAGTAACCACCACTACTGATTCATTAGAACCACGCTCTCCTGAAGAGCTCGATTTTCTATCAGCACACACTGTGTTTCTGGATGGTAAAGCAATACCAGTTTATGATAGAACAAAACTCATGACTTCTCTTTTGTATTCACCACATAAAAAGAGAACTCCAGCCACTACTTTACAACGTACAACAGCAAT